AAGACCGTCGAGCTCGAGTGGAGCTCCCTCCCGGGCCTCCTGCGCGGCATCGCCCTCACATCGGGCCTGCCGAGTGAAAAGCGCATGGGCCTGTGCTGGTCCCCCGTCCGGCTGAAGCCTGGGAAGGACACACGGGCCAATGGCAACGTCGCCACGCTCTCTGCCCTCGTCCTCGACTACGACTTCGACCCTGAAAAGAAAGCCTTCGGTGCCACACTCGAGCAGGTCAAGGAAGTCTGGGCCGACTGGACCTCCTGGGTCCACACCACTTGGTCCCACGACCCCGGCACCACGGGCCCTGGCGGAATCGGGGGCCCCACACCCGCACGTCCACGCTGCCGCATCATCCTTCCCTTCTCCCGTGAGGTCACTCCACGCGAGTACAAGCAAATCTGGGCCTGGGCAAACGACCGTGGCACAAACGCGGGCCTGGTCGCCGACGAGCAAACCAAAGACCTCTCCCGTATGTGGTTCTTCCCCTACGACCGCCCGGGCTACCAGAGCGACGAGTGGGAAGGTGGTGGCACGCTGCCCCTCACCGACATCTTGGCTGGGGCCTTTGAAGAAGAACGCCTCGGTGCCCCCACGGGCCTCATCGACGGCTGGCCAGTCAACACCCTCTTCCGCTCCGAAGCGGGCCCCGTGGCCATCTCCGACTGGGCAAAAGGTGCAGACCCGGGCATGAAGCTCAAGGGCTACTGTCCATCGGACAACAAGTCCTCCTTCGGCTCGGCCTTCCTACGCCGCACAGCCGCGGGCGTTCTCTTCTGCTGCACCAGCCACTCCCATGCCCATGACGGAGAGCTCAAGCTGTGGTGGCAGGACCCCGACGTTGAAGGGCGCCAGGTCGCGGGGGACCGCAAGGTCCTCTCCCAACTGCAGTGGAACTTGAACAAGGACGGCGACCGCAAGGGACTGAAGACCACACTGGACAACCTGCGCACCATCCTCTCCTTCGACACCCGCTGGCAGGGCCGCTTCTGGCTTGACACCTTTCGCAACCAGCGGATGCTCGACGATGAACCTCTGCAGGACAACGACTACCTGAACATGCTGTGCTGGCTCGAGCGGGCCTACGAAGCAGCGTGGAACAAGGGCGCCGTCATCGACGCGGTCAACCAGGCGTGCGACGACGACGAGCGGAACCCGCTGACCGATGAGCTCGGCAGCTACTCCTGGGATGGCATCGCTCGTCTCGAGGAGTTCTTCATCAAGTCCGCGGGCTGTGAGGACACCCCTCTCATCCGGGCCTACGGCAAGAAGTTCTTGGTCGGTGCCATCGCACGGGCCTACGACCCGGGCTGCAAGGTGGACACAATGCCTGTCCTCTCCGGGCCCCAGGGGTTCCTGAAGTCCAGCATCTTCCGGGCCCTCGCCAGTGGCGAATGGTTCAGTGACAGTGCCATCGACCTACGCAGCAAGGATGCCTACTCCATGCTCGACGGTGTGTGGATTTACGAGATTGCCGAGATGGAGGCGATGAACAAAGCCGATGTCAGCCGGGTCAAGCAGTTCTTGTCCAGCCAGGTAGACCAGTACCGTCCGCCCTATGGCCGTGCCAAAATCACTCGGTCCCGCCAGACGGTCTTCATCGGCACAACCAATGAGCAGGGCGTCCTGCGTGACACCACGGGCTCCCGACGCTTCTGGGCTGTCCACACCGGGCCCAAGGCGGACCTGCAGTGGGTCAAGGACAACCGGGTGCAGCTGTGGGCTGAAGCCCGCATGGCTTACGAAGCTGGGGCCATCTGGTGGCTAACGAACGAAGAAGACCGCATGAGGGCCAAGGGCAACGAAGAGTTCCAGTCCCAAGACCCCTGGGCCGAACCCGTCCGTGCTGCCCTGTCCGTCTGCACCATCATCACCGCGTCATCCCTGCTGACAGACACGCTCGAGATTGAAGTGGCCCGTCAGACCACCCGTGACCTGCAGCGCGTGGGCTCAATTCTCGCCGTGATGCCCATGTGGAAACGTGACAGGTTGTGGCTAAAAGGAGGCATCCACACGTATTATCATTCTGAAGGTCTCGAGCGTGAGGACGCCCGCGAGATGATGAAATCCCAACTCACCGGAGCCATACATTGACACCAGCCAACCTGTCCTGTTACACGCCTACATGCAGTCATAGGGCTCTCGTCCTTTGTGTTGCGGGTTGGCACCCAGAGTGTCTGGTTGGGGGGCGTCGATGACTCACCCCAATCAGACACTCGCTGCCACAGCCCAACGTATGACCGACCAATGCGACTGGGCAATCGAGTGGGAGCCCAGGCTGGAACGCTGGGTCGCCACGGAACCCGGGGCTGACCCAGACATTCAATGTGTCCTGTACGCCCGCACCCTCGGGGCCCTGGACAAGCGCCTCCGGGCCATCGGCGTGATGCCTGCTGCACGCACGGTGCGCCAGACGAGGGAAGAAGGGATTGTACCGGAGTTGTACAAGAAGCACTTCGACATTGACGTGCCCGACGACGCTGACAAGAACACAGCCGAGCGGAAGGCAGAGTTCATTGAGGCCATGCAGTTCCATGAAGAAGTGCCTGATGTGTTCCCCGGTGACACCCCGCACCCGCGCTGCCAGATGTGCGGCAGCACTGTGCTCGTGCGCGCGCGCGCCGGTGTGTTCTGCCGCCGCTGCGGCCACCGGGCAGAAGCCGCGGGCGGTGAGTGATGGCAAATAACCAAGCGCCCCCCGGTGTCGGGATTCGTCGAGGGAGTCCTGTAGCGCCAACCTCCGAAGGGGTGTGGACAAACCCGCAAGGACACGGAAACTCGAAAAAGGCGCGGAGCGTAGTGCGCGAAAACGTGTGGACAGCTCCCAAGTTTGAAGACCGGACCTGTTACCTGTGCGACTGGGGAAATCAAGAGCTGCTTAACTGCCGCCTAGACCTCACCGACCCCACCGGCAGAATGCACGCCGCATGGGCCATCATCGACAGCCCCGGCTGGGAGGATGTGATGGGTGAGTGGGAAGGGCTCTTTGCCAAGATTCAAACTGGCATGGATTGCACCGCAGAAGAAGTCGCTCGGCTTGCGGCTCTCATGTGGCACATCGTGGGTACAGAGTGATGCAACTTCCATCATTCGGCACCCGCTTATACATCCGCATCATCAGGGGCAAAGGGGTTATTCTCCAGTGCGACGGGGGCCTAAAGCCTCCCCCTGAACAGCTTTTTGTCAGTGCTGCTATCTACCGCATCGGTTTGGGCTGGGACACAGACCTGCCCTTACGCCCCTGGCCCGCATGTCATATGGACTTGCTCACTAAGGCCCCAAAAGTACATGAGCGCGCAGTCAGGCAGGACTTCTGTATTGCCTTCTTCGGTCTATACTTTGGCTACACCGTTTATTGGGACCTAGCACAAATTGAAGACGCGCCATGAACGACTTCTTGGCCGACGTGCATCCCAGCAAGCAGTTGTACGATGGGGCAATGTCTTGGTTCACATGGGAACACCCACTGATTCAACTCGTGCGGTCTGTGTCTCCCATGCCCATCCACATCCCCATCTCGGAAGGCCAGCACCCGGCGACACAACTCCGGGCCTTGCGTGAGTCGTGGGACCTCGGTTCCTACTTCGGCATGTGCTCCGAGTGGGTCATGGGACCAACCTACCTGCATCCACCCCCCGGGTGGGACCTGGCGCCTGCAGCGACCCGCGGCTGGCCCGCCCCATGGGCCGTGGCCAACATGAGTTGCACCTGGCGTGCTATGTGCGAGACCATCCCGGGCATCGTCTGCATGGCCATGGGCATCGAGAAGGGCTGGATTGATGCGTGGTTGGGACCGGCCTGGCCTGTGCTCGAGTCCATCGCCCTCATCGAGTCAGAGAACCTGGGCTTGTGCATCTGGTGGTTCAACATTGACATGGAGAACATTCCGACGCTGAAGGAGGAGTTCGCCGGGGTCAACCTCATCCGGTGGGAGAAGGCCATCCTGAACCCATGGAAAATCACGGGGTTGAACGGGTGGAAGTGCTCGGACCTGTGGCATATGTTTGAGCGGAACGAGCTCAAGCAGCGCCGCCGTCCTCGCCCCCAGACCAAGAAGCAGGCTATCATTGTACCCTCGGAGGATGACCGATGGCTAGGACTGCCGAAGACGATGAGACCCAAGAGCATGTGAGCAAGAAGAAGACCAAGAAGGACAAGGGGCCAAACGCCTCTGCCATGAAGGGTTCATCCTTCATGGAGTACAACCTTGTTGTCTCCGAAGCTGACCGGGAGGCGAACGCTGCCATCCTCAAGCATCCGCTGCACACCCTGGAAGAACTGGGTGCTGCAGGGCAGAAGATTGCGCGTGAGGTCCTGCGGGGCAAGCTGCCACCGGACATTGCACGCTCTGCCTACGAGGGCTTGAAGATGTCCTACGCCACGATGGCATCCAAGCATCGCCAGGACCAACTGACCCAGCAGGGTGGAGAGGGCATCGTCGTTGCGCTGTTCGCCTCCAAGGGCCCAGCGCGTCAGATTGAGGCCTACTACACAGACGGGCCAGAAGAGTTCAAGCCCACTGAAGTCATCGACGTGGCTGTGGAGGATGTTGGGTGAGCTTCGACTTTGCCAACCTGCCACCAGAGCAGCTGAAAGAAGCCCGTGAACGTCTCGCCGACCCCAGATTCTCCCTGCCAACCTATGGCAAGGTGCTGGACATGGCGACGGACACCGCGGTCCAGTACGACCCTGACCGCATAGCCAAGAAGATTCAGCGCACCATCCTGTCCTACGCAGGGGCACCCCCGGAGAATGACCACGGGCAGTACCGCTGGCTGGTCCTGCTGACCTCACGACAGGCGGGCAAGTCCACGGCCACTGCAATGGCCAGCTACGCGCTGTGCGGCTACACACCGGGTGCTGACCACCTCTGCTTGGCTGATACCAAGGACCGGGCCAACTACCTCCACGGTCGCGTGGTGTTCACGCACGAGCACTGGCCCAAGGCTGTGCGTAGCCCGACCACCAACCGGAAGGAAACACGCCAGCTGACCTTCGACCCGAATGCCCGGCTCGGTGGGAAGATGCGTACAGCATCCCTCGAGACCAACGCTGTTGGTGTCGGTGCAAGCCCCGCGTTCCTGCACTGGTCCGAAGTCGGCCTGTGCGACAACACCGAAGAACAGTGGTCGATGCTCCGGCCTGCCATGACCAACCGGAACAACTCACGGGCCATCTTCGAGTGTACTCCGACCCTGGCTGGCATGGCTGGCACGGACTTCTGGAAGGGGATGGTCGATGACGCGAAGAAGGGCGGACGCTACGTCTATGCCTTCTTCCCCTACTGGGACACGATTCTCAATCGACGGAAGTGGAACAAGGGAGACCGGCTAGACTCTGTTGAAGAGAAGCTGATGGAGAAGTTCGGCCCCAAGGGCATGAAGCTCGAGAACATCGCCTTCCGCCGCTCGGCAATGGACGAGGACCGGGAGATTCGCCGGAACCCCGACCTCTTCGATGTCTTCTACCCGAAGGATGACATCTCCTGCTGGGTCGGTGCCTCGTCGGGCGTCATCCCCCGGGCTTCCCTGCAGCGTCACATTGACAGCATCCTCATCCCGTGGGCCCAGTACGATGTGTACAAGGAGTACAAGGAGCCGCGCGAAGGTGCTATCTACGCCATCGGTGCCGACCCCGCGGGCTTTGGCGCACGCGACCATGCTTCCTTCCAAGTGCTCGAGCTCTGGGATGGTGAGTGGACACAGGTGGCGACCTACGCGGGTGTCACAGACCCCGTGGAGTTCCCGAAGAAGCTGATGGCAGCGGGCAAGCGGTACAACAACGCCGCGATTGGAGTGGAGCGGAACGGCGTTGGTGCGGGTACCCTCGTGGCACTCGAGACCGCGGGCTACACCAACATCTTCTACGAGAAGATGGGTTCACCGGGCATCTGGACATCGGCCCAGAGCCTTGACAAAATGACGACACATCTTGTTGACGCACTGATGGATGAGCTCACCATCTACGACGAGGACTTGGTCAACCAATTCTTGTCGTACCGCCATGACAAGCGAACTGAAGACGGGGTGAACACTGAAATCCTCCGTGGTGGTGGCACCGGACGCCGCCGTCGTGACCGACATCACTGGGACAAAGTGTCGGCGATGCTCATGGCTGTGGCCGTGGCCAGGACGCTGCCACAGCGCGTCAAGCCGGGGGCCATCCCGAAGGCCTCCGAGAATGTTGTCATGTACCAAGACATGACCTGGGATAAGGTGAGAGCCTTCGAGGTGAAGTCAAGGCAGGCAAAGAAGGGTAAGGCTGGACGACCGAAGCTCAAGAAGACAAAATACCGGAGGCGTAAATGAAGATGGACACCCACAAGGCGAAGCTCGAAGCGTACAACGCTGCGGCTGAAAAGGCCTTGTCCGACGCAGGTTCAATCCTCGCGGCGAAGAAGGAAGGCCCAGGGGGCCCGGAGCCCTTGAGTGCCATGCAGCCCATGGCGTCCATGGAGTTGATGGCTGGTGCGTCTTCCATGGATGACCTCGACACCGACTTGGAGCTCTGATGCCCGAGCGCATGAAGAAGCCAGCAGCATCGGCCCAGACCCATGAGGCCCGCAAGAAGGCCGCCCAGGGATTGCTCTCGGACAAAGTGCCAGTGCGTTCCGTGTCCTACGAGATGGATGCGAAGGAGAGAGCAGAGGTCAACGCGGAAATCAAGGCGGCTGAAAGCGCGGCATCTCGTGACAGTGAACACCAGCGGGCCATCGAAGCGGATAGGCGTCGGCGTGAGAACGGAGGCATCTGATGGCCATGGACTTCAACCAACTCAACAACCTCATCAAAACCCACAAGACCCGTGGGCAACATGAGCAGAAGGAACTTGACCGCAACCGGCGCTTCTACCAAGGACGCTGGCAAGACGACATGCAGGACCAGAATGTCGTAGTGGACGAGGGTGAGACCGAAGAAGAGTTGCTGACGGAGACGAACTACAGCTTCGCCTTCGTGGACTCCATGGTCGCCAATGTCTGCCCGACCAACCCACGCATCTCCACGACATCTCCTCACAAGGAATCCAAGGAAGCTGCGCGGTACCGTGAGGCCCTGGTCAATGAGACCTTCTTCCGTGGCAAGACCCACGAGAAGCTGTGGAGCCTGGCCACCAAGTCATCGGTCTACCCACGGTCATTCCTGAAGGCCTTGTGGAACGCCCGCACGAATCGCCCCATCTTCCGGGTGCTGGACCCGCGGAATGTGTGGTTCGACCGTTCCACAGCAGAATGGGATGACATCAAGTACATCATTGAAGTCGTCGTGCTTGACAAGGCTGCGTTCGCTGCCCGGGTCGAGAAGAAACAGTACACGGGCAAGGCGGCAGAGAACCCAGCGTTCAGCGCCTACCCCCGCTGGTTGAAGCCACCGAAGCAAGCGTCCCAGAGTGCGCTGGACATCTTCGAGTGGGCCATCGTCTACGAGGTTTACGACTTCACAGACCCGGATGTGAAGTTCTACCACTTCTCCGACACCAATCCCGAGCCACTGTACAAGGGCTCTCGCCCTTACACGTTCCTGCGCAACCCCTACTCCATGCTCACGTTCAATGAGAACTTGGAAGATGGTGGTGGCATGTCTGATGTCAGCCTCATCGCAGCCCAGAATGACCGGCTCAATGAACTGGACAGCCTGCAGTTGCAGCACGTCCAGGCCTCCATCCCGCAGACAATCTTCAACAAGTCTGCCTCGGATGACCCCGCAGCCTTTGAAGCTGCAATCAGCACACCGAGCATCGGGGGCCTCATTGGTGTCTCATTGGGTCGTCAGTACAAGCTGTCCGACCTGATGGCCACGACGCCGACCCCTTCACTCGAGCACAGCTGGTCGGCCATCCGGGCTTCCATTGAAGGCAGCATCACCTTCACGCTGGGCCTCCCTGACTTCGACCGGGGCAAGCTCGGCGCCGACGTGGCGACTGAAGTGGCCTTGGCTGACTCGAGCCGCCGCACGCGACTCGGGCGCCGCCAGCGCAAAATCTACGACATCATGGCGTGGATGGCAGAGAGCATCGTCAGCCTGTACGAACAGTTCTTGGCGGATGGGGATGAACTTCCCGTGCGCCTCGCGGGCCGTCGCACCGAGCTCGTTGACCGTGAGATGTTGGACTTCAGGCCAAAGGGCTCCACCGAACCGGGCAAGGCGTTCTACTACGAAGCCATCCCGTATTCGGCCATGGAGAACAACCGTGTCTCCCAGCTGAAGCGGATGCAGGAGAACTGGCCGGTCCTCCAAGAGCTCGCAGCAGCGGGCATGATTGACAATGGGCGTCTGGCTGACAAGCTCCTTGAGCTCATGCTTATGCCCGACCTGCGCCTCGACGAAGAAGAGGAGGCAGCAGCCAAGGCGGAAGCACAAGCTGCACAAGCGCCACCGGGTGCTCCCGACATGGGAGCGATGCCGGCACCGATGGATGAAGAGGCCATGGCCACGGGCGGACTGCCCGATGGGCTCGAAGAACCCCCACCTGTTGACGGCGCGTTTGACCAAGCCGGTGGGCCGGGCAATGGCGGTTCAGGTGGTGTGGCCCGTGGTATGTCTGCATTCCCCTCTGATGACCCCTTCGATACTCTCTAGGAGCACACCATGCCAGGCAACGGAAGACCCCCTTGGAACCCAGCGAACCGAGACAACATCTTGTCGGACACAAAGCCACTGGTTGACCCCTCTGACCTTGACACTGACTTGGTGGATGTGCGTACTGGGAAGGAGCCCCGCGCGTGGACACCAAAAACATCGCGCAGCAATCTTTTTGGGCGCGATGACCTTCAAATGTCTGAAGACACCCCGCTGTACTTCCACAATGGACAGTGGCGGAAACGCTGGTTTAATGGTGACTACAGTGATGTGGACCAACCGATGCAAAACAGGGCAGAAGCCCTATTCAGAGGGCAGAACAACGGAGTGGGCACCTCGGAGTACCTAACACGGCGCGACAGGTCTATGGAGGACGCCCAGGGGGATGAAACCCACACGGATGAGCGCCAGCGTGCAGTAGACACCGCATGGGAGATGCATGGCCTTGAGCCTGACTTTGGGTCCGCCCCAGATTACAGCCCGCAGGACAAGACCCCATATGTGGTGCTGACAGCAGAGATGGACCCGGCACCCCCCGGGCAGAAGCCACATCCCAACACACCATTCATCCACCCTGATAAGGTGTCGCCTGGCACCCAACGGAGGGATGCCTACCGACACGAGGGGGCCCCCGCGGGCCTCGGCACTCGTGCAGCATCAGCTGGGTTTGAAGCCGTTGACGCAGCACGAGATGAAGAGATTGAACGGGCCCGCGCCGCACGGCGCGAATAGCGATGCCCCTGTACGACGTGCATTGCCCCGCCTGCGGGCTTGAAGAAGATGATGTCTGCGTAAGTCTTGCTGACTGGAAGCCAGAGGGCATTCCATGTTCAGCCTGCACGGGCATGGCCAAGCGCAAGCTCTACCCCATCGCCTCCCCAGGGCCCTGCGATGACAAGCCTCTCGTGGTTGAGCAGATTGGCCGCACATTCACTTCGCAGAAGCAAGTGGACGCCTACGAGAAGGCATCAGGAAATTGTTTGGTGGCACCAAATGACACATCCTTTACACGCAACCATGACATGGCGCATGAAAAAGCAGATGCTAAGGCCAGAAAGGCCGGACACAGCGACTTCCGTGCACGCCAGAAGACGATGAAGAAAACGGTTAAAGCGTAGACAAATCTTGACGTGAACAAATCCGTATAGTACGAACTCTGTACCCGGAGTTCATCTTGACCAAGACACCTGCAGCAGCCCTCGAAGAACTCGGTGCCCCAGATGGTGCCGCAGCCGTCAAGGAACTTGAGTCCATGGGCTTCAAGATTGAGTCTACAGGTGCGCCTGCAGCCGAGTCTGACGAGCTCCCCGGCTTGGATGACATGCCGGATGACATGCCGGATGACATGCCTGCTGACATGCCTGCTGACGACGCGCCCATGGACTTTGATGCCATGCGGACCAAGGCTGTTGACAAGGCTGGCGAGAAGTACGGGTTGAGCGAGTAATGGCAGTGCCAGCCGCCACTGAACTAGGTGTGCCGGCAGCTTCGCTGCCCCCGGGGCCCACTGCATCCGTGCCAGAAGTTGTCATCGACACTCCTGTTGTCGAGACACCTGTAGACCCTGCGTCTACAGAAGTATTGGACGAGGCACAAGTCGAGACACCTGTAGCAACCCCTCCGTTCGATTGGACGGCATGGGACGGTGCTGCTGAATCGTTGTCTGAAGAACAGCAAGGAGCCCATGCGTTCTGGAATGCCAAGCTCTCTGACACGAACGACGCGCTTGAAGACACCAAGCGGCTCCTGCAACTGTTCAGCGCCGACGAAGGAGTCTCACCAGAAGACCTCCAAAAGCTGCAGGAAACCGTCACTACGGTTGAAAAAGCACTTGCTGCCGCTAAGACGGAAGCTGATGCCATGCGCGCGGAAGCTGCCAAGAATGCCACAGAGCGCGACGAGTACAAGACACAGTTTGACACCGAAGTAGAAGCGGACGCCACCGCGTACCGTGAACACATCGCTGTCGAGTACAAAGATGTCTTGGACCATCCCAAGGCCCGCGTGGCTATTTCAGCACGCCTGGACCATGATTGGGACTTCGAGGTTGCCGCGAAGTCGGCACGTCGCGGCGCAGAGTTCCTGAAGACCGTCGATGCACAGTGGAAGAAGCTGGTCAACACCCACTCCATCGACAAGTACACTGCTTCCAAGCTGGCCTATGACCATGCAGAAGCTACACTGGGGGCCACTGTCCCAGCCGTAAACACCTCAACGTCACTTGTGGCTGGTGCTGAATCGGCGGTCCCGTCAGGGCGCCCACGTCAGCGTGAGACCACTGCTGACATGAGCCATGACGAACGCCTGCTGCGTATAGCCGGCAAGCATCTTTCAAAGCGATAAGGAGCCACCATGGCCATCAGCCCAGACGTATTCGCCTCTGTCCTCCAAGAGTTGACCCCCGGCTACAGTGAGATGTTCACCAAGTGGCATCCTCTCATGGAGAATGTGGTTCTTCGCGGCAACGTGCCGAACAGCCAAGGCCAAGGACCATACCGTGAGTTCGCGGTTGTCACTGGCGGTCCTGGCCGCGTGACACAAATCAACTCGGGCTCCGAGCTCGTTCGTGGCGGACGCCGGCAGAATGCCATCAAGGGCAACGCCTACGCACCCCGTCAAATCTACGTCTTCGATGTACCCAAGAAGGACCTTGCTGACGCCAATGGCAAGCAAGACTTGGTGCAACTCATCAAGCGTTACCCGGAGACCGCCCTGTCGGACTTCCACGAGCGCATCAGCAATCAGGTCGCATCGGGCAATGGTGAAGATGTCAGTGGGTTTATGACCCTGAACGGCAACGCCACCTACTCCCCTGATGGCACCAGCCGCGCTGGCGTCTTCAAGCCAGAGGCCACCGGTCTCCAGACCGGCACTGTCTTCGGTCTCGACAAGGCCGCGGTAGATGGCTGGAACCACCAGTACGCCAACATCACGGGCTTTGGCTCTGATGGCCGGCGCCAGTTGCGCAAGGCGTACTACGCCGCTTCCCGTCAAGGCTCGAAGACGGATGGCCTGGTAGACCTCCTCCTGGCCGATGAAGGCACCTACCTGAACTACCTCGATGACCTCGATGACCAAGTTCGCGTGGTCAATGGCAAGGTCAGCGGTGACAGTGCCCCCAATGACGTTCGCCAAGGCATCGCCTTTATGAACGCCATGATGTACCTCGAGGACTCCATTCAGTTGGACCAGTTCGCCGACAACGCCGCCAATGGCGTCTGCTACATGCTTCACACTGCCAGCTGGCAGAAGTGGACCAAGGGTGGCGCGGGCCCAGAGACCAAGGGTGACTTCGTTGTCGAAGGTCCAATTGACCTCCCTGACGGCGATATGGTGCGCTACCGCATCATCCTCAACATGAACTTCTACTGTGACCACTTGCGCCGCAACGCTCTAGTGACCGGTGGAGCCACAGCTTAATCCAGTCATAGGCTGGATACGGAGTTTCCAATGAGTCAGACAATGTTCGGCATCGACGTTACCGATGTCACCACTACTGCGCAGGCACCACTTGGCGCGTGCCTGGTTGCACCATCGACATCTGCTGGCGCTGACCAAGACACGGGCGAACACGTCTGGGTCTACGTCAAGAATGAAGAGGCTTCGACCGCTTGGGTCGTGGGCCAGGTCGTGGCGCGCAAGGCTGCAACCGGCACCTACGGCGGCATCATTGCCCCTGTGAGTACACCGTCGAATCGAATCCTCGGAGTTGCCCAGCACGCCATTGCTGCGGGCTCCTATGGCTTCATCCTCCGCACCGGCAAGGGCTCTGTCCTTGCAGGTTCAGAGACGATTGAAGTGGACAAAGGCGTCTACGTCTCAAAGGCAGTCGCAGGCGCCGGCCAGGACCCAGTGACCCCCCTGGTGGACGCCAACACTGCCATCACTGAAGTCCACCTGGCCGGGCCTTTCGCCACCGGACTCGCCGACGCAGCAAGCACCGCCCTGGGCCTGTGCTTCCTTGACTGCCGCGGGTAGTCTGTCGCGGTGAGCTCAAGCCCTCGTCGGTCCTTTGGCCCACGGGGGCTTTGCTTTAGGTTACTATCTGACACAGGGTGACTCATGGCGACATTGAAAGCAATCAGACAGGCAGTGTTCGACCAGTTGGACTGGTCCCCGAGCTCGTCTGCAGAGGCCAAGCGGAAGGTCAACGGTGCCATCCAGCGGGCCCTGAACCGACTCGTGCTGGACGCCCCCTTTGCCTTCTTCCAGGCAGAGCACACGCTGGTTACCCAAGCTGGGTTTGACAGTGGCAACACCACGTTCAGTGGCACTGCATCGGCCACGAACACTGGGGCCTTGGCCGATGGTGTCACACCCTACGCGGGCACGACGTTCACCTCGCACACCGCTGCGGACAACCATGTTGTCATCCGCGACATGCAGATTGACTCCACCACACGGGCCAATGCGTGGCCTGTGGATGGGACCATGGACGGGCGCACCCTGGAGATAGAGGTGGCTACCGGGGATTGGCGCATCTACAAAGTCAGCGCCGTATTTGACCTGCCCACCAGCACCTTCGCAGAGAACACAGCGGGGCATATCCACCAGGCCATTGTGCTCGACCAGCCTGTCCCCACGGGCACCAGCTTCGCCTACAGGTTGTACGAGAACACGCTGTACCTGCCAAGAGATGTGGTTGAGGTCAAGTCGGCACGCATCGTCAACGACCTGCGCCAATGGCCTCTGACCATTCTGACACAAGAGACTGCGGAGAACATGGGGGTCACAGATGGCCCCCGCTTTGGCGTGGGCGGGATGCCCAACTCTGTTTTCTGGCGTGCAAACTTTGACATGGATTCACCCAAGCGGGCTGTGGCCGGTTTTGTTGGGGGCTTCACCTGGGATGGGGACACGCCAGCCGGCTCATTCAGGTACAAAATCACCTACGCCTGGGGCGCACGGCCCTCCACTGGGATGGAAACTTCAGACTTTGCCGAACCACTTTGGGAGTCTGAAGCCTCACCTGAAAGCGAGTTGTTCACGGTGACTCGGGGTGCCCAATGCCCAGAACTTCTCCTACCCAACATAGACTTCTTCCTGGGCCACGCCAGAAGCACCGCGGCACTGTTGAGGGACTACGGTGGCAGTGGTGTGTACATCCGCGTCTACCGGAAGCGTGTGACACTAGCCGACGCATCAGCACCGCTGGGGGGCACCGAGCAAGAGTTTGATGATGCCTACTACCTCTTGGGGCAACGCGAATCTGCAGCGGTATTCCTAGACACGGGCAAACTGCAGGACCAAAGCGCCCGACTGGTGGACTCTGGCAGCTACCGCGGGCTGGCGCTCTACCCTACACCCGATGAACGCTTTGTCATCAAACTCCGTACAGCAAGGCAGCCCGATGTGCTGGTCGATGACCAAGATGCGCCTGCTGTCTACGATGAAGCCGTTGAAATCTTGGTCACAGCCACACTGATGCGGATGTACGAACAAGATGGCAACTGGAATGCTGTGGACCGGAAGAAGATGGATTACGAGGCAGAGTTGCAACTGCTGCGCCGCAGAATCGGTGGGCGCCAATTCTCGGGGCAACCGACCCGGATAAAACCGGCTAGGGTGAGCAGGCGCCGCCGTCTCACTGGGCGCAACCAACTAGAGAGAGAATAGTAACATGGCAGACAAGCAACCCCGTATCCTACTCGTTACGGGCACTATCATCACACGCAAGACCCCATCAGGGGAAGAGTGGGCCACCATCGGTCCCGTGGAGCGCAAGAACGGACACCTGTTCTGCACCCTGCAACGCCAGGGCTACCCAGATGAACAGGTGGGCGAGAAGGACCTGGCTGAAGCCACCTGGGAAATCTGTGTGCAGGAGCGGCACGCGCGGGACGCCTACCCGGGCATCCCAGACCTCAACGGTGCTGCCCCGGATATCTGTGTCAGGGTGGAAGACAACGAGTTGCCCACACCCAGCGGCAACCCCAGCGACGACCCCATCGAGGACCTGTAAGCATGGCGGACCCGCGCCATCGTGACAAAGCGGGTCCGCTTGTGCTCCGCGTTGAGAGTGACAAGTTCTTGGTGCCCTCGGATGTAGCCGGGCGCATCGAGAACATGGTCGTGACTGCTGAAGGCACCATGCGCAGCACCCCGGGCTTCTGCCCCTGGTTGCCCGACTATGTCAGTTGGCCAGGGGCCCCGGGCAACTCCAGTACGCCCAGGACAACCAAGCCCACGATTTACGGAGACTACTCCCACGGTATCTGCCACGCACGCATCAACTCCCGTGACATTCTCCTACTGCAGACCAATGACCAGCTGTGGGTGTTCCGGGGGGCCTCCCGCGACTGGGAGGCATTGGTGGTCCCCTCGGGCGCCACAGCAATCCAGTTGAACCAGACGCTACTCTACGGGGACGATGTGGCCTGGGCCACCCAGTTTGAAGTCATGCCCAACGGCATCGTCATCATTCCCTACCGTGGTCGGGCTCTGTTCTACGACGGCGTCTGCATTGCACCTCTAGGCTACTCCAGGGCTCCAGCGCCCCCTGAAGGCTCCGGGCCCGCCACTCCATCCGATGGGGGGCACCCAAGCGTGGCCCAGGCTGTGAGTGCCAGGACGCACCCGAACACTGTGGGCTACGCGCATGACCGCAACCCGAATGAGCCCTGGCGCAGTGACAACCCACGCACTTGGAGCCTCGGCCAGCCAGAAGAGAGCTTTCAGACTTCCATGCACCCCAGCTTCGGCTTTGGGCGCGTGGGGACCATGTCAAAGGAGCATGTCTCCATGGAGTTTGAGACTATCGGAGCTACCCGAGACTACACTCGATACGGGAGCTCTGCGGGCTATTTGGAAGCTGGGCAGTACAGGGCAGCAACACAGTGGGTAGACCGCTGGGGCAACCTGTCCCCCCTCTCCGGGCCCTCTGCTGATGTGAGCTTCCTGCGTCAGACCGCGCACCCCCACAAGGTGGCGCGCACAGCGAATACAACAGAGGACCCGTATCCAACGGAGTACCTGCTGAAGCACTTGCTCTGGACTGGCATCGACCCTGGGCCTACTCGCACTTTAGGTCGTATCTTGTACCGCACCAAGGACCTGCAGAATGCGGGGACGGACAAGTTTTACGAGGTCCCCGCAGACGCGATGACCACCACCACGGGCTTCGCAACACTCAATGACAACAGCAACACCATCTGGCCCGACAACACACCGGATGCTTGGCTGCTGCGTGAGGCCCAGGATGTCATCTCCTTCCCCTCTGATGCTGCGTTCGCCCGCAAGGCATTCGGTCGGTTGTTCATCCTGACACACCAGGGGCAACTCCGGGCTTCCATGCCAGGTCGCTGGGGCACATTCCTGCGTGATGATGTGTGGTACCCAGACCTCGAGGGCCAAGAGATTCGCGGCATGTGGGCCCACGCCTCCGGGCTGCTCGTCTTCTCCGAGACTTCTACCTTCTTGCTGGCCCCATCAGACTCATCCGGTGAGTTCGTGCTGCGGCGCATCCATACGTCGTTGGGCTGCGTTGCGCCGAACAGCTGTGCCACACTCCAAGACGGTCGTGCTGTTTGGCTGGCCCGTGATGGCTTCGTGGCCTGGGACGGAGAGATGCTGGTTGTCATCTCCGATGACAAGGCGACGACACTTCGTGGCATCAACAAAGCACGCCGGGTCCAATCTGTAGCTGTCGTGGACCCCACCTCTGGTGAGTACCGTTGCTTCTTGCCCCTGGACGGCGCCGATTCAAACACACTTGCTCTCGTGTACAGTTCAGGCGATGGCTGGCGCACATACCGGGTCGGTGTGTACCCCACTGACATCTGCGTCACCCAAGACCATAGGCAATACCTGCTGGCCGTGGGTAACACAGTATTGGGTGACAATGGTGTGTGGCTGCTCGACCATGCTGTCACAGGCTGGGACATCATTGAGCCACAAGCTATCTTCGAGACAGCTTGGATAGAAGCCCGGGCATCGCGCACTCGGAAGTCTGCCCGGTCTATATCCTTCTGGCTCCGTGAGACATCGAGTCAGAATGCCAAAATCACTGTGTTCCGGGACTGGAAGCTGACCAATGGCGAGGTCTATTCCGGTCAGCCCGAGCTTGAGCCCTTTGCCCTCATCCCCCCTGACGACATTCCGTCCATGTGGGGTGTGACGGCATGGGATGCTGAAGGCGCAGTGTGGGAGCGCAGACGCCCCTTCTGGCGTCGGTACGACATTGACGTAGCCTCCTGTGAGGTCTACCGTGTACGCATCGAGGCCTCCCCCGCAACCAGCAGCAGCCCCCGGGGGCTAGAGGTGATTGGATTGACTGTTGAAGACAACCCCAAGGGTGACAGCGGTTTGAGGACCCCAAGATGACCTGGCGCTACCCGAAGTGGGTCATCAAAGACACCCAACCCCTCGACCTCGATGACCTCAACGAGAACTTCTACGCCATGACAGAAGACTTGTATGGGCAGTTGAACGAGCACAATTTCGCCACTTCAGCCTTCGACCGTGAGGACCTGGCAGACGACGTAGCTGTACAGCTGCACCAAGCGGCGGCATACGCCTCCCCCGGTGCCCGTGCGCTTCCAGCCAACGCCCTGACAGTGCAGAGCAATGCTGACTGGAGCGTGGTGGAAACCCATACGTTCCAGAATGTCCGTGAGTCCATGCTGCACATCATCTGGACCTTCCAAGCGGGCATACAACTGGAGACTCTTGCGGGCGCCTATGGGGACTACTCTGCCGCATCATCAGGTTGGGACTTTGCCCTCCGCATCAACGGTGCATTGGTGCCAGAGACCATATCGGGCACAGCCGACAGAGCCAATGAGAGTATGTCTATTGGGTTCACCCCAGGAGGCCTTCAAGTTGCCGGTGACGAAGATGTTAGGTGGTCTCCTGGCATCACGCATAATCGGTACCCTGTGCTGCTGGACGCTGTCATTCCTGTTGATGCTGGGGACGTTGTGGTAGAGCTCGTTGCCAGGATGTACGCGCCTTCCCTGCACAGGTTCGCGGTGTTCTCGCGTGAAGTCATTGGCTGGGAGATGGTGCGATGAGCTTTGATGCATACCAGCCAGGCGACTTCATCACAGCCAGCGGGTTGAACTCACGGTTCGCTACTATTGTTGCCCGGATTGACGGGCTCCCCGCTGATGCCCTACAGGATGCAGCACTGGACCACACCCACAGGGGTACTGGGGCTGATGTTGTGGTGGCGAGCTTCACGGAGACAGTGCAGGGCAACATCATTGACACCCGCACAAACCCCTGGGTAGCCGACGATTCAGACACTATGTCAGCGTCCACAGCGGGCACCGACCCCGGCTGGGGCGTGGTGGGCAACTCATCTAGTGATGCCCTGCAGACTACTTGGACAGGCATCGTTCTTGGCATGGCGGGTGCGGACAGGATTGCAGCAGCCTTTGTGCGGGCCAACGTGGAAGTGCTGCACATCAGGTATATCGATGCCGCAGTCACGGGCCAGCAGGTGGCACAATCCAATGCACTCACATCGGCCTTCGGCATCCAAATCTCCGGTCTTGTGTCGGGCGTAGACACATGGAAGACGCTGCCCCGTACAGTGCGCCACTTGTCCGCCACAACCGTATCCGGCTGGGATGGTACTAGCGTTATACTATCCCATGCACCCGCTTTTCACGATGTGCCCCTGGCTACTTTGGTGACTGCACAAGACCTCACTGACCTGGGCATGACCAATCTGACCGGAATCCGTGTCGTCTCGGCCCTCTGCAATAACTTGACGTTTGACGCTACCGCCGCGGCCACCATAGCGCGCACAGTGTATCTGGGTGCCAGTCATATGACAGTGCTGCACTTGCACGCAGGAGATGCCTGATGGCAGGAATCGGCACCATAACGAACGTGTTCGTCTCGGGCGTGCTGACGGACGCGGCCACCCTGGGCGCGAACCTTTACGACCCTTCGATAGCCACGTCGCTCGAGTTGCAGAATGGTAGGCTTGACGCAGGTAACCTTGCACCCGGTGTGGAGTTGCCTGCTCGAAAGTTCAAACCAGGCACGTTCACAGAAGCGAAGATGGTGGGCTGCACCGTCAACCGTGACCTCTTCCAGTCCGTATTGCCAGGGGGCTCCAATGTCGTGCGCCACCAGTCAGGGACCATCGCAGATGACCCTGCAGCTTTCATCCCACTGCCCGGTGGCATGGTCGAGTTCTACTTAGCCCATGCCCGTCCTGTCCTGTTCAGTTGGCAGGTCAACGCCACCAACGATGCGTACTGTGGGAATGTAAGTCCAGCTGTCCGCGCAGACCACAGATGCGGGGCCCTCCGCTTCGGCATCGACGGCACCTTCTATGGCTGGCAACGCCGTGCCCTCCGTGGCCGTGCCTTCCTTGCCAATGTGTCAGCTGGCTCAAACCTAGAGTCTGCTGACCTCTTGTCCCACTTCGACCAACGCTGGTCGGGCCACCACTTCATCACAAGCATGTCTGCTGGCTGGCATCGGGCAGGCCTCTTTGTCGCGGGGGACTCCTTGGATATGTATTCATCCGGGGCCTTCAGCCGCACCGACGCCACGGGCCCCGGACAAACACGGGCGCGGACAACCAACATCAAGTACATAGCCTTGTAAAACTTTGGAGGCCCCATGCCCCTGGCAGACATTCCGGCAAATCTCGTGACCATGCTAGACAACGCTGTCAAAGCTGGCGATGCCATCCACGCCTTGAAGAAGTGGGGTTCAACTATCCAGTTGGGTACCCGGCTCAAGCTCATCGCTGACCCAACACCCCTTGATGGTGGCGCACTGACTGACGCTGCGTCTGTTGCTGTCGCCACCACGGCACCTGGGCGCACGGACTACACCCTGAACGTCGGCACCGAGACGCGCGAGTTGGCCCCATCAGGCACGGGCACTGCCTACGTCACTGTCACCATCGCGGCCACAGGGGGGCTCACGTTCCCCACGGGTATGCGAGTTGCGGGCACCGTGCCGGCTGCAGGTCTCTGCGCCGTGACATTCCTATACAATGTAGCCGAAGCCCAGTTCCATGCAGCTGTTGGCGAACTGGCAGTCAGCGCATAAGCAGCGCACTAGGAGACATCATGGCAGGCGACTACTACAAGGGTGACTTCGGCGGTGCCTCTGGGCGCAACTTCAAAGCCAGGAAGGCACACAAGGCAAACCTCCGTTCAGGTCAAGCCGAAGCCAGCCTGGGTGTCAACCGGGGTGAGGTGGAGCGCGCCGCGAACACTGCAGCCACCGGGGCATCACAGCAGGTCGCAGCCCAGCAACGTGAGATGACACGCCAGAACATGGGCTCCGGTGTGCAGGCATCCGGTGCTGCTGGTGTGGCTCAACGCGGGTTGGCCAAGCAAGCAGCATCAGCTGGTGCTGCTGCCAAGATGTCTGCCCATGACATCGCTACACAAGCAGCAGAAGCCCGCAAGCAGCGGGCCTACGCACTTACAGAGCGTGAACGGGAGCGCAGACGCCAGAACTCACAGTACGCTGGTGAGCTCGCTCTGAAGGGCGTTGAAGCCGCCTCTTCTGTTGCCGGCGCTGTATTGACCCCATAGACTTAGGGAGGCATCATGCCCACAGACGCAGAACGCATGGCCGCAATCAAAGCAGTTCATCAGCGTAACAACCCAGAGTTGTACAACGCCAATGGTGAATTGTTCTCTGACCTCGAGGAGCTTGATGAACTGACTGCACTCGGAGAGCGGGGAGGCCCATCGGAGGGGTGGGCCGAACGCTGGGATGCAGCAGCACAGGTGGATAATCCCGACTGGGTTGACCCTGATGAACCTTTTGAACCGTCCACAGAGCATGAAGCCCGACAAGCCCTGGCCCGTGGGCCCGTGTCTCGTGGCGACCTGATGAACCAGTTGCGGCTCGCGCGCATCGACAGACGGCGACACACTATGGAGCAAGTGCGCCGTGGCATCACAGCCGGGGGAGACTCGCTTTCGGGCACCCCTGTCGGTGTTGCCGTGGCACGCCAGCGTGGAGGGGCTGACAACAGTGCGGAGCTCCAAGCCGGGTACATGGAGCAACTGGGTGAGCTCGAGACCGAGCGGGCCAAGCTGCGTGCTGGGATGCTCACAACCGGGGACGACAGGCAGGCCCAGATTGCTGACCTAGCTATGACCATGCTGGCCAACAAGATGATTCAGGAGGGGCACAGTAGTAGGTCTGCCATGGCTGATGCGCAACTTTCCTACGGTGCGACCATGGCTGTGGCAGGGCGGTATTGGGACCTTGATGCCGGCGTACAAGACGCTCTGCTAGAGGCAGGCATTTTGGGCGGCGGTGGCGCCACCTCTGGTGACCCCCGACTAGTTGAAGCCTTCGACGCATGGTTCGCAGCAAACGAAGACGACCCAACGAGTGACAAAGCAGGGGCCCAGTTGCGGGCCGCGTTCCCTGCCAATGATGAACGCGGCAGGGCTACTATGCTGGGTTGGGCAAAGAGCTTGCCTGGTGTGGAAGAAGCCATTGGGCGTGAAGAGGCAGCACGAGCTCAAGGCGAGCGCGGCACCGATGGGCGCTCCCGCGTCACCTCTGGCTGGGGCCAGGTGGTCCTAAGCACGCAATCCGACCGGCGCCATCTAGGCTCACTCCTGGGTGAGCCCCCTCGTGGTGACGATGGCGAAGTGTTGCTGGACGAAAACGGAGAGCCACTGCCCCCCAACACGGGCACGCTCATGCTGCAGCCAGAATCCCGCAGAGCCGCTGATGCCGCGTTGACCAAGCTACAGGAAATCTCGACTTTCGGCAGGTCTGATGACATCGGGACCTCTACCGCTGCCTATCTCGAGCAAGCTGCAGAACTCTTCGACGCGGGAGAGGGCCGCGCCAGGCTTGAAGAAGAGATTGCCAACTTCGGTAAGCCCTTGCAGGCACAGCTTGAAGGCAAGATTGCAGCCTTGGACCGCCCAACCACTGTCCGTGGCCAGCGTGACTCACTGCGTGAATCGGACGCTTTGCTCCCTCTCATGGAGTCAATAGCCTTGGAACAAGGGGTCAGCGTAAACGAGATTGACCGCGGTGTTGCACTCAACAAAGCAGAGAAGATGGAGCGCATCGAGTCCCACGCAGCCCGTCAACGTACCCGGCGTGGCTCTAGGGACCTCATGGGTGACGCTGCCAGCACCACCAGGCGCCAGCTACTTAGTGGCCCTGGCAACTACCCCACGGCGCCCGAAGCCCCAGCACCAGCCGGCACGGGCAATGAGGGTGTGGGCAGCACGGAGGCTTCAGCAGTGCCCTCGGGTGCTGACGCTCCCGAAGAAGAGGCACAGCGGGGCGCTGTTGGGGGTGCAGCAAGGGCATTGGCCTCTAGCGGCGATGAAGCTGAAGCTGTAGATGAGGGCGCATCGAATGCAGTGGAGGGGCCAGAGCAGGCTCCCATGTATGCTGCAGGAACCGCGTCGGCCCAGCGTCAAGCGATTGATGCCTACACCCAAGCTGCAGCAGCGAGCGCCCGTGGGGGTTCGGGGGCAGCAGGGGAAAGCACGAACCCTCCAGAGGGCATGGCTGATGTTGTACAGAAGGAGATTGAGGCCCGCACCCAGGCTGCGTATGCTGATGCCAATTCTGCCGCAGAGTCGCCACCCCGTGCCACAAGTGCGCACAGGTTTTCTGACTGGCTCTCCAGCGGGCAGGTATTGACGGATGCGGGAGAACTTGTCCAACGGGCCTCCGCACGGGGCCCCAGCGGCTATGCAGGGATGCCAAGGGGCAGGGGAACATCTGTCCACGACGCGGGCTCGCCTGGCCCCGGGGGGGCACAGCTGGCAGAAGCCGCTGACCCCACGGGGGCTGTGACCGCACGGATGGAAGCCCTAGCCATCAGGCGCCAAGTAGAGAGGCAGCGCAATGCGAAGACTCTCGTGGTAGACCCCTATGACCCTTATTCAGACCAGCCTTTGGAGTAGCCCATGCCCATCCCGAACCTAGCCGAGACCACCAGAGAGCAGACAGCGTTGGTGGAAGCCCGCATTGAGCGGGACCGGAAGGCTCGGGAAGATGCCGTTGCCCGGCGTGATGCACAGCGGGCAACGGTAGCGGCAGCACCCCCAGAGACCGTGGCACCTGAATCTCCCGCTGCCCCTGAAGTGCCCGAGTATTCGGAGCCCGTGGGCACAGAGCAGCAGGCCCCCTCGTTGGGGAAGAAGCTGGTACGGGCAGCGTCACTCTTAACGACATCCCCCTATGACCCAGCTTCGGGCACTTTGAATTATGGGCTGCGCTCTGGGCTCCCAGGGTTCTTGACAGAGCTCTATGAAGAACTCACGGGCAACCCGTCATCGAAGAACCCCCTGTACCGGCCAACCATAGACACGGTGGCCCGGGGGGTCCAAGACTTGTACTCCGCTCGGGGAGAGCAAGTCGGCATCGAGGAGGCCAATGACCGCGTCCGCTACGACGCAGCGAGGACACTGGGTGCTACGGAAGAAGAAGCACGCAACATCAATTATGGCACCCCCCGGGCCCAGACAGAGATGATGGTAGCCTGGGGTGCTGACCTACTGGAGCGCAACAATGCAGCAGGGCGTGACCCGGCTGACACGATGTGGCTCACGGAAGGCGAGGGGCCAGAGAGCCCATGGGAGACACTGGACCTGACGCAGAGCCCGGATGGCGTCTACATCGACGAGGGGGCATACTTCCGTCGCCACTACTCCAGTCAATATGACCGGCTGGTTCGTGAGAACCCGGCCATGCCTGACAGTGCTCGTCGGGCTCAAGCGGAGGCATCAGCCCGGGAGACCATGATGCGCTTCAAGGCCGGCACGGGCCTGGCCATTCCCTTCGTCATTGACGACCCCGAAGGGCACTACGCTTGGGTGAAGAGTGCGCCGTGGATGTTCCGTCCGTTCCTGGCGATGGCAACACCATCGCAGCAGTTTGTGCATCAGCGGTCGGGCACCAGGCGCGTCTTCAAGCACAACGGAGTGCTTGACTGGATGGGGCGCATCAGCATGACTACCTTGCTGTCTGCGTCTGTCATGGCAGAAGCGGACAGTGTGCATGGCGCATCGGAGAGCATAGGGGCGGCTACACATCGCTTGGCCCGCTACAGCACGGGCTTCTTGGGCCAACTGGGCCTGCATCTGCTGTCTCCAGATGAAGGTGTGGACAGCATCAGCGTCTACGACTTCGCCAACTCTGACCGGGTTCAGAAGTACCTGATGGATGGTGGGGATGCCTTCGACGCTACCATCCCAGTAGGCCTCGCGGTCAAGCGCCAACTGGGCAATCCAGAATGGGGTGACAGGGATGACTCGTGGAATGAAGCTGCTTGGCTCGGTGTGCCAGCGGTCTTCATGGGCATAATGGTAGAGCCCGACATCTTCGGGCCCGTCGTTGGTATGGCAGGTGGTGCCATCCGTGGAGGCTTGAAGGGGCTGGTAGCCACGCGCATGACGAAGCTGGCGACATTCATGGACAACGTGCCGTCTCGCTTGGGTAGTGCCGAAGACATGGCTACTGTCACTGCACGTCTCACAGATGGGGGTGCCCTCGAGGCCACGCCCACCGTCCTGGCCCGTCTGGCAGAAGAAGACGGCATGGCCAGAGCACTTGAGCGCATGGCTGGAGATGATGGGGTGCCACCCACCCTGGAGAGCCTGGTGGCCAGTGAGGGATTGCCCGGTGTGCTTGCCCGCCTGAAGGCAGAGAAGCAAAGAGTTGGGGTGAAGGCATTGCTCGCTGACCTGCGGGCCACCACAGCTTTGGGCCCAACGGCATCACACATCTTTGAGTTCGATGTGCTGGCCAAGATGAACGGCAACGGGGGCCTAGCAGCGACAGTCAATGACATGATTTACGCTTCCGATGTGGCCAAAAGCGCAGTCATGGCATTGGACTTGGAGCTCGCAGCTGCCCGTGGGACGGCTGAAGCTGAAGGCATTGCGCTCCAACGAGTCTACGCAGAGCAGTTTGCTGCCTTGGCTGAACGAGAGGCATTGCGCCTCCGGGTCCAAGCCGCGGAGTTTACCACCATCCGAATCGGAGGGGCTGCATCTGGTGTGACCGAAGCGACTGTCAAGGCAGAGCTCGCCACGATTGACGCGAGGCTGAAGGAACTGATGAGTGCCCCGGAGATTGCAACTATCCGCCGCACTGCGGACGCGGCAGATAAGCAAGTCGCCAAGTACGAGCGTCAGGCTGACAGACTGCAGACAAACGCTGCCAGGCTTCCATCAATGTCCAGCGGCCAACGCGAGGCCTACCGGGCAATCGCAAATGCCCCACAATGGGCGGCGCCACCCCCGGGCACTCACAAGCGCGTGCTGAACAATCTAGTCCGCAAGGGCCTGATTGAGATGGACGATGCGGGTAAGGTGCGCCCGGTGGCACTCACCCCCTGGAGGGTTTCACCCCAGTTCACTACGGCGATGGACAACCTGGGCATTGCACAGAAGCAAGCCCTACGCCTGCGGGACACCCTTGAAGACACCATCAGGAAAGCACTGGGCGCATCGAGCCAGGAGCGCGCCAGGCTGATGCAACAGGGGGCCAAACTCCTCGAGCAAGCCCGGGCATTGGATGCTGTGAAGCAAGCCAAGAAGCTGCGGGCTGCACTGAATGTACGGGACCGGATGATAGCCCGGATGCAGAAGGGCAAGTGGGCCAAAGCTGACATTCGGAGTGCCAAGGCTACCACCAAGTACGCAAAGATGTACACCCAGGTCCAGGCAAACGCGGGCAAGATTGACATGGCAGCGTTGTACAAGGAAGCGTTCGCCCGTACATCGAAGGAATGGGGCCAGTCCCTCCGGTCCTTTGTGAAGATGATGGACGAGCCCTTGGACACGCAGCCTCACCGGGGGCTGCTCAAGGCTGCATTCAAGGGCAGACAAGATGGCAAGGTCGGCATTGACATTGCTGAACTGAACAGGCTGGTCAGCAAGACATTCGATGAAGGTGTGTTGGAAGAAGCTGCATCACGCGCGGGCCAAGGTGGCAGCAATCAGATGCGCTACTTGTTCGAGGTCATGGACAGTGCCACGGGGGGTGCCATCCCCTTCCCCGGCAGGGCAATGGAGGCCCCCAAGGCAATCAGTTGGCGCACTCCGAAGCAGATTCAGTTGCTCCAAGAGGGCCTGGAGCAAGTGGACATTGTGCGCAAGCAGATGAAGGTGGGACCCGCAAAACAGGCAGACCTGCTCATGCGGACCTACCTCAATGACCCCGGGGCCCCGCTCAACGAAAACCTCATCAGCCGGGGCCTGCGCCAGATGACTCGCTGGGTCTATGGCTCCCTTGATGGCTTCGCTGTGGACAAGCAGCGCATGGGCAACTTCTCCGAGTTCATCTATCAGACATACCGGGGTGCGTCAGACAAGGCAGAACGGGCCAGGCATGAGATAGGGCGCCTGACGGACGCCTCTGTGTTCAGAGAGCCCGGAATGTTGTTGGCGAATCTGGATGCCTGGATGACAACTACCGGGGCTATCAACATTCCCAATGCAGCACGCCTCCCGGGTGTGCTCGAGTCCACCTTATTCAACACCTCGTCCAGTCTGGCTCCTTGGGACCGCTTGGTCCTGTACACCCTGGAGATGAAGAGGGCAAAGCGCAAGCTGGGGGACAACAAGGCCCTCGAGGCCCTGGCCCGGGCTGCACTGCCTGAAGGCACATCGCTGCCCCAGGACATCAAAAGCGACCTGCTGGGCATTGCGTACCGTGCGCTGACAGAGACCGGCGGCTTCCAAGGGGCTGTGGGGCGCACACCTGAAGCGTTCCTAGCCAGGTACAAACAGATGGCGGCAACCCAGATACAGCGCAGCACAGGCGGCATGGACCGTGCGCTACCCTCTCACCCCGGCACTCGAGCAGAAGTCATCGACAAGGGGCTACGCAGCCTGGAGAGCTTGAAGTTCGACTTCGAGTACCGGAACCTCCGTGTCATGCGTATCTTTGCCGGTGCAGCCGCCCATGCGTCGGTCATGCGCCAAGCGACCAAAGAAGTCACCGCAGGTCTGGCTGGGGGCCTCTCTGTGGAAGAAGCCCGGGCACTGGCAAAGTGGGTTGATGGGCTGACCCCAGGAGCTCACGACCTAGACGCATGGCACTCTGTCATGCAGAAGCTAGGCATCACCTTCTTCCAGCGTGAACCGGAAGTCGTCTCGGGCATCCAGCAGATGAGCAAGGCTGCGCGTAGCCTAGACGCCCTCGAGATTCTGGACCGCACTGCGGGGCTGCAAGGGTTGAAAGGTGCGGGTGAACTCGGGCCTGCGTCCCGCTATGGCTACATCCCGACTGCGATGGCAACCGCCCTCGAGGGCTCCGTGGCTGACCTCATCAAGACACTGGATGCCAGGTCCTCGAAGGAATCTGCCAATGGCATAGTTGGTGACGCCTTCCGCACATACATCCAGCTTTGGAAGATTGGCAAGGTCACGGGCATTCTCATCCCGCGCCCGAAGTATTGGACGAACATGCTCATTGGAGACTGGGGCCAGATGATGGTGGAGCGCGGCATTGTGGCTGCGACTCGAGTGTCCTTCCAGGCAGTGCCCGCGTTGCTTCCCTGGGGGCGCCACATCTCCGATGCTGCGGCAGAGATGTCCATGAAGTTCAAGGGCAAGCCCGTGTTGGGTGGACTGATGAATGCGCTCATCAACCCCCACATCGGGCGCATCTTCAGCGGCAAGGCTGGGCACTTGGAGACCGCTGCCGGTGACTTCTATACCTATGACCGTGCGCGGGACTTCCTTGTCCGAGACGGCGTGATGGACAACATTGTCTCTGAAGAGTTGCTGCGCAGTTGGGACGAGATTGGATGGGACAAACTGGGCATACTGTCGAAGGTGGGCAAGAAGATAGGCGTTGATGGGTCCTGGCAGAAGGCCCTGGCCGACCATGCCCGACTTGCCCAGCAGCGCCAGCGAGCGTTGCTCTACCTCGATGTGCTGCAACAGGGGGGCACCCGGGCAGAGGCGACGAAGGCTGTGCGTGATGCTCTGTACGACTGGAAGCACGGCATTGGCGCCTGGGACAGTGCTGCCTGGGCCGCGTTGCTCCCATTCTGGCGCTTCTGGAAGCTGGCCATGCGCCAAGCCATGCGTGGGGCAATCGAGCCCATGACGCGCCCAGAGGCCACCATCAGAGCCCTGGATGGACAGGGCGCCATCTCACAGACCATCAAGCAAGCGCGGATTGCCCAGGGCATCCCCTACTGGTCCACGATGCAGGACCCGGATGGGGACTATGACCAAACGCAGGAGTATTTCAACATTGCCTCCCTGTTCACGACCAATCAAGGCTGGGCTTCAGAGTCAGCTGTGGTGCTGTCCGCATGGGACAAGGCAGACCGTGACCAGTATTACGCAGCCACCGGGCGCGAAGCCCAAGGCTCAATGACCGTGCTGCCCCCGCTCACATCCATTGACACCATGGGGCCCTTGCTCACTACGGCGTTCTGGATGGCAGGGGGCGCTGTGGCCGCGGTACATCCTGACGTGTCAATGCCAGAAGACCCGGCTGGGGTCATGCTTGAGATTCTTGGTGTCTGGAAAGACCTCGTTGGTGGTCCCGTGCCAGAGATGTTGGAGTTGGCCAGCCAAGGCCCAGATGGGGCAGGCCGCACGCGGTCAGCATCCCAGGGGGCCATCGCCAAGTGGGAGCTCGTCAGAGGCGTCACAGGTGTCAACCTTGGGTTGGCGACGGCCAATGCAGATGGCACCGGGGGCACAGAGATGTCCACGATGCTCCGCGCGTTCGATGCCCTGGTGCCCGCGATTGGGGGTGAACTGACAGACATCTTCTCCTCTGTCAGCAACAACCCACAGTACGAGGATGAGTTTATGAACCACTACTTCGTGGCAGTCAAGCACCTGCTGGGCATCCGTGAATACCCACAGGATGTGGAGACTCAAGTGGGGCGTTCCAATGCCCGTGTTAGTGCTGGTATGTCACGCGCTGTTGACCTAACAGAGCGCACCAACGAGTATACTCGAATCCAAGATGGAGAGAAGTGATGGCCGCCAGACCCGCGAATGCAGACAAGTGGAACGAACAAGAATCATGCCGCATGTACACGGAGGGTGCCATTGAGAAGTTCGACCTCTGTGCCACGGTGGGGCTCAATGGGGCTTCGGCCCTGGTAGCCCCAGCGGACAACCGAACAGTGCTGGCCTCTGAAGGACGCCTGCTCATCAGCGTCTACGCCCGGGGCGACTCGGGCCTGTCGCGCGGTGTCCCCTGGGCGCTCATCAAGGCCGCCGAAATCAAGGACCCTTCCTTGCTCGAGGCGAAGGTGGGCACTCGGTTGTACCTGGGTGAAGATGGTAAGCCCACCGTGACCAAGCCCACAGCCAAGAACCGGGCCAAGCGCGTTGTTGGCAAGGTCATTGAGGGCGGCATCATGCTCACACCCAATGAGGTGAACTGATGGGCAACCGGCAAAAGGTGGGTGTCAGCGCGGCTGCTGCACTCTCCCTGCTGACCACAGCCAACCTCATCATCCCTGTCGGGGCCAACACGGGCGTTGTCGCGTCCGCTGAAGCGCTGCCCGGTGGGTTCTTCGGCGGCTGGGTTCACCTGCCTCTGTCAGCCATCGCTGGTGGTGCTGCTACTGCCACTGTCTACCTGGCAGCAGATGCAGCGGGTGACATTCCAATCACCACTGCCGAGACAGTAGCCATCACCATCGGGGCCACTACGTCCACATCCGGTGCTGTCAACATCAACTGGAATCTGCCGGTCATACGGACGAACCAGTGGGCAGGGGACAGCCTGTACATGGTTGTGAAACTCGACGCGGGCACGGCGACCTGCACGGTTGCGCAACTCTTCTGGACACTGCGAGGCTAGGCCATGGCAATCTTGAACAAGTATGTCGTATGCCCCGTACCGGCTGACGATGACCCAGTGTGGGCTTTGGTCGTGTCCGGGGACAACCTCACTTACTCACTAGATGGGGGGCGGGTTATCCTCAAGTGGCCGGGTTCTGAAATGCCCCCCGAGGCAGAGTGTGCCCGGCTGAACGGCACCTGCTACAACTCTACGGAAGTGCTGGTCGTTTTGGCCGGGGCTGATTGGAAGCCTGCTGAAGCAGTAGTTGGGGGTAAGTGATGTTTGAGCTCTTTGGGCTATTGACTGCAGGCCTAGCTGTCACGCCGATGGCTGTCCAGCTAGACGGCGTGGACGAGTCCATCACAATCGGCGCGCTGTTCGCTGGACGAATCACCGGCAACAGGACCGACCCTTTTTCCTGGGGCATCAGCGCGCAGACGACGACAGGTAATGCGGCGCTTGTGGGGCTCGATGCGGGTGGCGCGGCCTTCGATGCGCCTGCGTACATGCAGACAGTTGGTGATGTCGGCTTTCGCAGCGCGGCTAAGCGCACATCGTCCCGCATCTATTTCGACAGCACCACATCCGGCACCGTCTCATCCGGGGCCACCTTCCGGGGCGCAGCGGTATGGGATGGGGCAATGACCGAGCCCCGAGTGTTCGTTGACGCAGCGCAGAGCGCCGGTGGTCTCGCAGCCTGGTATGGGTCCAACACATCCACGGGCGCGGAAGTGCTGTCAATCGGCATTATGTCTGGGGCTTCCCGCTTTGCGGGATACGTGTGGGCTTTCTGGTGGTGTCCGGTCGCAATGTCGGACGCACAAGTGAGCGCACTGGATGCCTTGATTGCAGCTGGTACACTGGCATCCTATACAGCCGCCCGTGATTACCTGCTCGCACTCTCGGCAGATTCAGTGTTCATCCCGGTACTGTCCACTGACAGTACCGACAGTGCAGCAGGCGGCTCACTTCAGGACATGTGCGGAAACTTCAATGGAACGCCAGTCAACACCGAAGCCGTGCGCCTCGTTGCCATCCCATAACGCCCGGAGCCTCCATGAAACTGATACTGAACCTCCATGCTGAAGACCTCGATGACCAAGTCGAATCCCTAGTCGAAGCCGGGCTTGCCCGTGTTGAAGCCCAGGAACACGTCGCTGCATTCCTACAGAGTGCTGTTGAACAGGACCGGGCCAACGCGGACCTGCTGGACACGATGTTCAACTTCAACGCCCTTGGCTCTGTCGGCGCCATCATTGAGAAGCGCGACGACAAGTTGTTCCTGGCCATCCTGACCGGGCTTCGTAAGCTCCGTGAGTTGCTACGGAAAGACCCACAGCGCAAGGCGGCGCGTAAGGCCCGCAAGGCAAAACGAAAGAAGGCCCGCAAGGCCCGGAGGACAGCCCGCAATGACTGAACCCATGTTGGAATGGTTCACCTTTGAACACCTACCAGCGCACTTGAAGGTGGTTTCCGCCCCCTTCTGTGAGCTCGCTGCGCACACTGCGGACAGCTTGCCCCGCACCCCAGAGCGGACAGTTGCGCTGCGTAAGTTGCTCGAGGCCAAAGATGCTGCAGTGCGCTGTGCCGTCAAGGCCCGCAAGGAGAACTCGTGAACCCAGAGCCCATCGTTGATTTCATTACCAGCCAGGCATTCCTGACACTCGTGTCACTTTTCTTCAGTTGGGCCTTGACCCAAGGTGTGAAGAAGTGGAAGCCCGGGCTCGACAAAGGGGCCATTCCCCCCATTGCAGGAACCCTAGCGACCATCGTTGCCTTGGCCCTGGTCGCCGCAATCAATGCCATCACACCCGCTGCCCTGCCCTTCTGGGCCACGGTCCAACTCGGGCTTTCAGCCGGCATGGGTGCTGTCATGGCACACTACTCACCGAAGGCCCTTGGCAGCGGCACCAGTTATGTCATAGCATGGCTGCAATCTGCACACGGGCAGAAGTAGCCACTACCCCACCCACCTGTGAGCCCTCCATGCCCAAAGTCTACCCTCACCTGATTGTAGATTACGGCCATGGGGGGCTTATTGATGGGGTGTACCAGACCCCGGGCAAACGGTTCGTGTTCACCTTCAGCACTAGTCCGGTGGTGTTCTTCGAGGGCGTGCAGAACAGAGTCATCGCAGCGGGCATTATCAATGACCAACTGTCCCTTGGGCGCAAGGTCTATGACTGCACAGCGGGCGTATGGCGCACACAGCCCGTGAAGTGGTGGGACCTCGAGCAAGAGGATGTTTCACTTAGCACCCGTGTCCGCCATGCCAACCAGCCAAGCACCCGCACGGGCTTGGGCATCTCCATCCATTCAAACGCAATGGGCATGGTGCATCAGGGCACCGGGACAGAAGCCACAGGCTGGGAACTCTTCACCAGCCCGGGTGAGACCCAGTCCGACCGGGCTGCGAGCCACATGGGGCGCCAGTTGCAGGCCCGGGGGGTTAAGGTCCGGGCCGACTACACCGATGGTGACATTGATAAAGAAGCCCTCTTCGCCGTGGTCAAGCAGACCGATGGGGCTTTTGTCCTCGTTGAGCATGGGTTCCACTCCACCTGGGAAGAGGCCAGGCGAATGCTGAACCATCCCGAGAAGATTGTTGCTGACTACGTCCATGCACTCGAGGGCCTTATTAAATGAGTGACGCAATACTGACCGGCATCAATCGGCTGCAAGGTGACTTCGCTGACTTGAGAGTCGCACAGGCGAAAACTGACGAGCGTGCATCAGGGGCCTTAGAGTTCCGTTCAATGGCGATGGGAAAGTTCTCCACATATGATGCAGACATCTCCGACCTCAAGGCCAGCGATGCCAGCCAGGCATCGAAGATAGATGCCATCCTGGCGAATACAGCTGCAATCAAGGACAGGGAAACCATGGTGACAGTCATCGCCAAGAATCCCAGAGTTGCCGCCGCGGCCTTCGTAGCCCTGCTGGTCTTCATCCTGTTCTTGAGCGGTGCCCTGCATTCCTTCTCCGGGGAAGCCCTGGGCAACAAGGTCGGCATCAATGCAGCAAAGGCAGTGGCCCCCATTGAGCCCCAGATAGAGTCAGATGGCTCACCTGCCCTAGAGCCCTAGCGCGTCTTCGTAAGGCATCCGGTAGAACCTAACGAGCTCCAGTGCCCGCGTGACAACATCCCGTCTGACCTCTAGTCGGTGCGCCCATTCCTTCACTGTCAAGTCTGGCCCCAACACACACAAAACCCGGGCAACGTCTTCAAGACGTGCCCGGGCTGCGATTTGTTCAGCGGTCAAGCTACCAGCCTTTCGACGCCATCTTCAATGGCTTGAATCCGTCCATCGGGGCGCCACGGGGCTTCGTCACACACTGAATGAACGTCACACCCGGGCACTCGCGAAGTGCTGTGGCCAGGTAGTTCAGGTGGTCCTTGTCAATGGACTTGTCTGGCGTGATGATGAGGGGCAATGGCATGTTGGCCAGCTTAATCATAGACTCTGCAGCAACCCGACAGAACGCGGCGTGCATGATGACACGCTGGGCGCCTGACAAAGACGGGCGCTTCTCGGTACCATCAGTGCCAATCTCCGGGACCCCTGCGAGCTTGATGTACACGGGCTTCGGCGTGAACTTCGACAGTGCGTTCTCAATGGCTTCCAGCTTGCTCTTGACCTTCGCCAGAATGATGCCATCGGCCTTCTTGATGCGCGCCACTGCGCCCGCAATCACAGCCTTGGTCTCGGCTACCAGTTCTTCATACCGGGCAATGGTGGACCGTGGCACTGTCACACCTTCACCACCACGGGCCTCGAGCTTTTCATGCACAGAAGCGTGACGGGCCCCAATCACTTCTGGGTCGGCTGTCTGCCCACACACACCGCACTTCGGCATGTTGTTGGCCGCCTGGAAGTTCATCAGCGTGTCCATTGCCTGCAGGACAGCCGCCTTTTCCCCGATGGCAAGCCCGTTGAGCGTATCAAGCACGGGCTGGTATTCCTTCAACAGCTTCTCCGCGTCCTTCTTCACTTCGGTTGCAGCAGCAACTTCGATGAGGGGTGCCCGGTCGTGGCTGGCTAGGATGTAGGTGTACAGGAAGGTCACAAGAGTCTTCTGGTTGCCCTTGGTCGCGGCCTCCACTTCTGTCCACAGGTCAAGGAACTCAAACGCTGGGCCTTCAATGTGGCTCTTGCCATCACGGACGGCAACCTTCGTCACCGTGCCCGAAATCTCAACCCCAAGGTTGCAGGTGACCGACGATGCGTCCCGGTGCAGGGACCACTTGGTGTGCAGCGTAGACGTTGGGCTGCGGCCCGCTACGTCGGTCGCCTTGACACCAAGTGCGTCTTGCACGGCGTTGAGCAGCTTGGTCTTGCCAGAACCGTTGGGGCCCACAAGTAGGAATTGGCTGCCATTGAGGTTGGCCGTTATCTCTTCCGGCTGCGCATGGTTGTAGAGCAATTTCTTAAGGCGGACTGTGCGGTACTGGACTTCGGTGTCGGACATGATGTCTCCTGTTGGGTGAAAGCTATCTACTGTGCTGGGGTCAGTTCGTGTGTCTTGGCCTGTCGCACTGTGTCTGTGGCTGTCATGCTTCCTTCACGGGCAGCACAAGGTCTGCGATGTTGCACCCTGCCTTGGCCATGCGCCCGAACCACAACGCCATGGACTCATCGTCCTGTTGGCGCGGCAATTCCTTCTGCAACCTGCGTTCTTCAAAGCGGATGGAAGTCTCAAGGGGCCCGGGGAGGTCCAACCACGGGCTACTCTCTGCCTCTGCCGTGAAGGTCACATCCAACTGCGGGACCGTCACCACCATGTCACGGTCGAGGATGGCAGTGGCGGCAGCAGCATCTTCGTTGCGCACCCGGAAGTACAGAGCATCGTGGCCCTGAATGACCAAGCCCGTGGTGGGGTCAGCCCCGATGAGGCCTGCCCGGGTCAGCGAGCGCAGTGCCTTGAACATGCCCATGTGGACAATGGCCGCGCCGCCAAACTGGACCTCTGTATTGATGACCGTGTTGTACTCTTCCCCGTTGGCGAAGTGCCGCTTGAGGTCCCACACCGTCTCTTGAATGAACCCACAGTCCCGGTACTTCTCAATCTGGTTGTCCCACCAGCGTTTAATCTCGGGCACAGCCTTGAGCCACCGCATGTGGATGAACCGAATCTCTGCCAGGGACCTGTGCCGATGGGCAGGTGACTGGATGATGATGCCGTGAATAGTCTTGAGCGAAGCCCCATACAGCGCACCATAGGTGAACGTCTTGATGAGGTCCCGCATGTCTTTGAACTTGCCCTTGCCCTTCTTGCGCGGGTCGGTCGGGGCCCCCTGGCGGTTCCAATATTCCTGGCCAAAGACCAGCTGGCCCGTGAGGTTGTGCGTGTCAATCTCATCGTCTTTGAATGCGTTGAGGTACAGCTTGGCCCCAGCGAGTGCAGCCAGGTAGCGGAGCTCCAGCTGGTCGTAGTCGATGCCGATGAACGTGTACCCATCGCCCGCGTAAAAGCAGTCCCGCAGGTAGTAGATGATGTTCTGGAAGTTGGGCCCGCTCGAGGACAGACGCCAGCCGACAGTGCCCGTGGCGTTCCAGTCTGGGTACATGAATCCATCCCACACCCACGGGCTTGAGGGATGCCACTTGTCAATGAAGTAGGACAGGGCTGTGCTGGCCTTGCGGTAGGCCCGGAGCTCATCGACGTACGCCTTGGTCGCAGCGGGCACAGTGGGGTCGCCAAGCAGCATCAGGAGCGCGCTGTCCTTGGTGCTGGCCTCGCCCGTGTCTGTGTACTCCCCGATGGGGCAGTTCCATGTGGTGTACAGCAAGGCCTGCTGGGCTTGCACGGAGTTGGGGTTCATCTCGGGCTTACCCGACATCTGGCGCATCATGCCCGTGTGGAGTCGCTTGGCCTTCTCGAGTCTGACCTTGTGAAGCCCGCGGCGGAACTCATCGACTTCCAGTCCCAGCTTGTGCATGGAGACAGCCACACGCTGAACGCGGGTGCGCCTCTTGTACAGGTGCAGCTGGCCTTGGTCCCGAGCCTTGTCACGCACGATGGGCAGCAGCCGGGACGTGATGCAGATGTCTCGAGCACAGTAGAAGAACAGTTCCGCGTTGGTCCTGGCTGTGACCGCTGTGTGCTCTGACTTCCACGCGGGCGCATCGAGGTAGAAGGACGCCGCTGCGCCAAGGCCCTGGAAGTATTCGCTCATCCCCAACTTCTGCAGCACCATCCCATCGAGGTAGAGCAGGCAGGTGACACCCAAGCGGGCTTCGATGACCATCCTGTCGTAGTAGCCGTTGTTCCACCCGCCCTTCACGATGTCTGGTCTCACGAAGAAGCGGCGTAGAATCTTGAGTATCTTGACCCACTGTTCCTTCGTGTACCACTTGCTCCACTTCAGGTGCCGCTCACCGGGCTCAACGGACTCGAAGGGCACCACCATGGCCTTGTCCGCATTGCCGAAGCCGATGCAGCGCAGCACATCTCGGGAGGCATCGAAGACGGGCTTGTTGTCGTCGGTGAACTTGGATGCCCGGGTCTCCACGTCGTAGACCATGACCTTGCCAACGTGTTCTTCAATGAAGGCTTCGAGTTCTTCAGGGGTCGGGACCGTGACCATGTCGGGCTCAACCCAGTCGAGCCGGCCATCGAAGTAGCGGAACGCCCGGGCCAGGTCCTTGCGGACGATGGGCTTCCACATGGGGTTGCGCTGCCAGTCGAGCCGAGTGGCGATGAGCAGCTTCCCATCTGCTGTACGGGTCGGGGCCCCACGGAAGGACTGCAGCGAGGGCCCGCGTTCAATGATGTCGGTGCCCAGTGCGGGGTTGCTGGTGCGTGTGCCCGTGGCCTTGATGGTGCTGGCCCCCAGGGCGATGACGTTGTCCACCTGGGCAAGTTCTGCATCGAGCCGCGGGGTGCAGCAGGTCTCGGGCGTAGGGATTGCTGCCTCACCCTTGCGGAGCCGTGCCCGGTTGCGCTTCTTCAGGACTGCGTGGAAACTCTTGGGGTCGTCGTTGGGGTACCGGCACGCAACAACGTAGGTCCAGTTCAGGTCGTGCCGGGTCTTACGCCCTTCCTTCTTGACCATCTGCAGGAGGTCAGCACCCGTGGCACCGACGAAGGGGCGCGTCTTGAGGACTTCCTGCTTGCCCGGGGAGGGTGCAAGGATGACAGTCGGGGCCCCATTGAGCTCACCGGGCACTGGGTTGAACACGCCCAGCTTGCGCAGCTTCGTCCCCAAGGGGCAGAGTTCGCAGTTGGCTTTGTTCAGGCAGGCGACGGCGTCGGGCTGCTCGGTGGTGAGGCTCGACATGGCTAGAACTGCGCCAGGATGGCGACGAGCATCAGGTCTAGTGGCCCCGCTGCGCAGCAAGTCAAGCCCGTAGCGAACACCGACACGATGGAAAGGAACAGTGCCCACTCCACCAGGCCCCCAGGCAGCACCAGCCGCTCATGCGGAGGAGCAGCCCTTTGGGCCTGTAAGCCCCTAGTTAGGCAGAAAAGCCAGGCGAAGCTGAAGATGGTTGCAGTCAGGATAGTGCATATGAGGGCAATTTGAATGGGCGGCATGGTTGACTCCAAAGAGAAAGGGCCCCTCGCCAATCAAACGAGGGGCCCATTGGGGGTTGTGTGGGGCTGCTGTAATGTGGGGAACAACCAGCAGCAGGGCTTACTTAGCAGGAGGCCCAAAGCGCCACACCGCCTAGAGGTTACCCGAGTGCGTCAAGCGGGTCGAGGTCATCAGCCGGTGCTGCCTTGGCAGGTGCCTTGGCAGGTGCCTTGGCAGGTGCCTTGGCCTTCGGCTTGGCGGCTGGCTTCTCTTCTTCAAGCTCAATGTCGCCGTCGAGGTTGAGGTCATCTTCAGCAGGGGCCAGGTCGTTGGAGCCCGCTTCGACTGGCTCTGGGGGCTTGTAGTTCTCGATGCGCTCGGCATACTGGTCGGCTTGCAGGACGATGACTTCACCGTACTGACGGCCCAGGTCCACGTTCTTGGCCTTGTACTCAAAGGCAATCTCGCGGTTCAAGAAGTGCGCTGGCTTGATGGACTTGACCTTAGCCTTGACCGCTTCTTCCTTGTGACCACAGGCCATGTAGAAGGCGAGCCAGAACCCAAGGTTCTTGCTTGTGGGGGCCATCTGGGTCAGCCGCGCTGACTGTCCGATGCAGTTGTCATCGGTGCCCGACTTGATTGTGATGAAATAGATGGCTTGACTATTGGGGCCCACGCTGGTGTCACCCACGCCAACAGAGGTGATGATGCCCTTGAAAAGCCCATCGGTGTCTAGGCGGGCGCCGGTTGCCGGCGTGGTGTCTTTGAAGTCTACGGGGAAGTTGAACGACATTGTGTCGGTATCCTTGGTCTTGGTTGGTGGGCACTAGTTGCCCAGGTAATCTAAAGGGGTGAGCCGCTCGAGGCGAGTCGTGAAACAAACGATGACAGTCCTTCTTCAGCACTGTTGGCTTTGCGAAGGAAGGCACGGGCATGGGCATCCCAGAGGACCCAACGGGCATGGCGCCACGTTCCGCCCTTCTGCTGCAGTGCCTTCTTCAAGGCGACCTCGCCATACTTCTTCAGCACTTCATCGGCGATGGCATCGGGGACGAGCAGCGCAACAGCTGTGGCCTCGACGTACTTCTCCATCCACTCGAAGCCCTTGGGGCGCCCAATGGCACGGCCTGTGTAGGCCAGGGCCTCCGCCATGTTCATGGGGATGCGACCTGCTGTGGACAGCTTGTCCGTCCGGTCTTTCGTGACCCAGCTGGGGTCGGGGCCCACTTGGTAGACGTAAGGCCATGAGCCCCCCAGGTTCTCATCCCACACCGCACGGGCCACAATGCTGGCGAAGCCCGGGTAGGAGTCTGGAAGCTGGTAGCCTGGTACCATAGGGACACCCTTGATTTGGAAGGACTGGCCCTCGATGGGGTTGCCCTCCTTGTCCTTCTTGCCACCGACCCGCGGGGCCTTCTCGTGGTGGGTGAAGTGGGCGTATGCGCTGACGTTCTCAATGACGTCAACGAGTTGCATCACCTTCTTGTAGAGCAGGTCGAAGACCTTGAATCCGTTGGACTCACGGGCCTGGAGAATCAGCTTCTCCTGCTCAATGATGTACTGCATGTCATCGAAGGTGAGGATGGAGACCTTGTCACCGTACTTGCGGGTGAAGTTGATGGCGCCGGTCAGCCCGTTTGTGGGCTCAACACAGCGGCCCCCAAGGTCGATGTCGAAGAAGCTTTGGCACTCGAGCGCAGACTTCTTTGCGTAGAAGGCACCTTCAGCGCCGGAGCCAATTGCGGCTGTGGTCTTGCCACTGCCCGGGACGCCGTAGCTGATTGCGATGGTTGGTTGGACACTAGCGGCCATTATTCAAATCCTCTTGCACAGGTATCGACGTGGGCACAAGGGCCCCATTTGCCATAGCAGGCTTCGTTCCAGACGCCCGGGCGTTCCATTGCTGGCACCCCTTCCCAGCGGTCACGGGCAGCGCGGGACATCTGCACCGTCTGGCGGAAGGTCTCGATGGCGCCCAGTGGAACCTCGTGGATGACACGCTGGAAGGCGGTCTTCTTGCCCTGGGGCATGTTGATGAAGTTGAGGATGACACCACCGAACTTGGCCCCGAAGCGGGCACGGCCCAGCAGGTGATAGCCAATCATCTGGCCTGACAGGCGGTACATGCCCATGATGCGCTTCTCATGCTTGGGCAAGCGGTAGGTCGTCTTGTGGTCTACGAGGTAGACGAGGCCCTTCCAGATGATGATGAGGTCAACACTCTGGCAGTAGCGGATGCGCTTGCCCTCGTGCATCCACGTCACCTGCTGTAGATGCTCGACACCCACGGGCTTCCACGTCTCTGCCCGGTAGAACTTGGCGTAGTCCTCACCAGCTTCGAGGATGCGGTCAGCCCACTCACGTTGGATGGGCCCGTCGTTGCGGACGAGTTCGATGGCCTGCTCTGGCGTGGCCCAGTCATCTACTGGGGTGCCATCAATGCGTGCCTTCTTGCGGGCATAGTGCTGGCCGATGACGGCATGGAACATGGTGCCCTTGACGAGCGGCGCGCGTTCAGTGTCATCAGATAGGACAGGGAGGCGAGGGCACTTGAGCAGGAGCTCTGTGCCATGCCAGCCATCCGGGCCAGATGAGCCCGTGTCTACGAGCTTGGGCATGTTGTCAGGGTCAAGGACCATTGGGGTCACCGTGGTTGGTTGAGGTTGGGCCAGCACTGTATCGTGGCAGGGGGCCAGAATATGTCCGCCTGTGTCTTCGGCGGTCGAGTTTTGTCTAGGAGGGGCTGAAGCCCAGTGCCAAGCACACCTTGTGCAACAGTAGAGAGCTTCAGCCCACAGCGTTGCGGCGGCTTTGCACCGGGGGCACTTGGGCACCCTAGTAGATGCCACCGGACAGGCCGGACAGCATCGCTGTATCCCGGGCTGCTCGGTTTGCTCGAGCTCGAGGGGAAGTGGTGGGCTTGCCCCCGTTACTCACACTGATTGTGTGGGCACGCATGGCCTTGAGGCCCCGACGCTTGGCCCATTGGCGCTTCTGGCGTGCGCCCACGGCCAACTTCTGCTCGTAGGTCCAGCCCTGCACATCCGGGCCCCTCCAGGCCAGCACTTTGTCTACTTCCTGCTTATTCAAGCCCACTGTGGTCAGAATCTTGCGGTTTTCACGGGCTACACGTCCATTCATCGTCTCTCTCCTTCAGTATGCGGCCAAAAGCCGCGCCATTATCTCATCTTGGTCACCGATGAGGGTCAGTTCGACCCCACCAGCCTCGGACTGCACACCCAGCTGGGCTACAGTTGAATCTACCTGTTGCAGCTTGCCAATCAGCAGTTCTGCAACCTCTTCATCGACAGTTCCTTCCGCAATGGGGAAGATGATGAGGACCGAGCGGTCCTGGCCCAGTCGAATGAACCTGCCTTCCCATTGTTCAATCTCTGCGGGTGTCCACGGCAACATCTGGAAGATGACGAGGTCCGTGAACTGCATTCCGTCAATGCCTTCACCGAATGCGGCGCCGGTACCGATGAGACACGCAGCCCCGGGCGTTGACCCGTAGACCTGGCACATCGAGAAGCGTTCGTCCTGGCTATCCTCACCATCACCACTCTGGATGACAGCGTCTACCTTCAGCCTCCGCAACTCCACTTCGATGGCTTCTCGGGTGGACTTCACCTCTTCCTTGCGCCCGGTGAAGATGGTGACGTGCTGCCCGCGGGCCAGGTACTCGGCTGCTGTGGCTGCGACCCATGCCCGCTTGCGGGACGCCGCTTCGGCCAGCTTGGCCTCGAATAGCATCTGCTTGCCCTGCTTGGCAGCACGGGCCATGTGCCGCTTGAACGCTGGTGCCCGGGATTGTTCCGCCCTGCGGATGAGGGCCATCTGCCTACGCTTGGGCGGAAGCTGGGCACTCACCTCGTTCTGGCGAACGATGGACACAATCTCCTTGAGCCGTTGGTTGAGCTCATCCTTGTGGGTGGTGCCCGATGTGTCGAGGCCTCCATGCTTGCCCGGCTTGGCGTCACAGTGACGGTGGACGAAGGCCCAGTTGGTGCCCCAACAGTTGGGCTCCAAGATGTCCAGCTGTGACCAGAGGTCCGCGAGGGTGTTGCGGAAGGGTGTGGCTGTCAGCCCCGCACTACGGGCACAGACCTTGGACAGATTGGCCGCGGCTGTGGTGATGTTCACCATCGGGCGCCATGCCACCTCGCCCCTATCACTGACATACTTCTCGGTGCGCTTGTACGACTTGGCCTTGTGGAGTTCATCCCACAGCACCGTCGCGTTGCCACCACTGACGAAGTCGAGCAGGTCTGTGCGGTAGGGCAGTAGCTCCCAGCCGATGCTCACTGCCCGTGTGCCGACAGGGATGGGGTCTTCGTTCGGGTCTTGCCCCTCCATGACATAGACCTTCACGTCACTAATGCGCTCAAGCTCCCGGGCGAACTGGTACTTCACACCTGCCCGGGTGACGATGACGATGGGACCGGGCAAGCCCAGTGCCCAGTAGCAGGCAGCAACCGTCTTGCCCGCACCGCAGGCCCACCACAAGGCCCAGCCTGACGAGTGCCAGAAGCGTTGAATCTCCCGGCGTTGGTACTCGGTGAACCATTCGGCCACCCAGTCATGGGCACCTGGGGGGACAGGGAACTCCGTGGGGGCAGGCAGTTCCGCTGGCCTGGGCTCAATGAACCGGCGCATGTTGCGCGGTGTGGTCAGCACCTTCTGCCCCCACGGGGGCAGCTCGGGGTCTTCATGCCCGGGCATGTGCAGCAGCCCACGGACCTGCTTGGAGAATCTTTGCGGTTGGGGCCTGGCAACACTGATGGTCATGGGGTAGGGTTCCTTCGTAGGTTTCGCGAGTTGCTTCGTTGGTTGGGCTAGAGGGGTGAGTTCTTGGTTGGGGCTCACCCCTCTTCTTCGTCATCCATCAATCGTGATGGGCGCACTGTCACCGCACGGTAGGCTTCATCCACGCCACTGTCGTCGATGAACTTGTCCGGCTTGTACCGTGCTTCCGGGTCGCCGGATGCAGCCTGGGCAATGCGGCTCAAGCGGTAGATGTGTGCCCGGTCGATGCCCCGCAGGGGATGCTCCCGTAGGTTCCGCACGCCCTCCGCTGCGAGTGCATCCACACGGGCCTTGGCGAGCTCACGGTTCTCCTGGGTGACAGGGATGCGCAACAGTTGCAGTGCGCCGTCAATGCCGGGGGCCCGCTGCCATGCCTCAACGAAGACCTCGTCTACTGGGGTGCCGACGTTGCGGAGGGGGTCAAACGCCACTGGGGCCTGCTCCTATTGAGTACATGCCACGGGCCTTGACC